CGGCCTCGCTCATGCGTCGTACAGGATGTTGACGCGGCCGCGCTTGGTGTCACCACCACCCGCGACAACGATCTTCAGGACGCCCATGACGGTCGCCGTGGTGGCACCCTTCATGCCGGTGCCCACGAGGGCAGCCGTGGTGCCGTCTGCGGCCTCCAGGAAGGTCGAGGGATAGTAGACCGTGGACGCCGACACGCCGTTGACGCTGAGGAGCGACAGGCTGTACGTGTCATCGGTAATGTCGATGTCAGGCGTGGACAGGTCGCCGATCTGAAACTCGATGGCACGGATCGTGCCCTTGAACGACCGCTCCCAGGAGAAGTCGCCACTCGCGTCGGTGCGGACGAAGACGGATTTCTGGCTCATGAGATAGCAAACCTCTTTCTATGTCCATAGAGCAACCGCAGGTACGTCGGGTCATTCGTGCCCGCTGCGGCCTCGGGTCGTTCTGCGATGAGCTCGCACATGCGCATCGCGGCGCGGCTCAGTGAGTCGTCAGGCTCGTCGAGCATCTCATCCCAGACGCCCACGTCCTGCTTGACGCGGTAGATGGCCGCTTCCCGAAGCTGTGCGATATTCCAATCCCACGCCGCCTGGTCACCGATGTCGATAACCTGGGCGATTTCCTCGGTCGTCGGCCAATCCGCCACGGCTTAGAGGCTCCAGCCGGTGAAGGCATCCGGGTAGAGCGGGCAGTACCAATCGATGACCACGAGGGCCACGTCCCGGCCGGCCTTGCTAGGTACGTCCACTTGGAGGGTGAACGCGCCATCCTCGGCCCATGCGAAGCCGTTGCGCGGCCCGATCAGAACGTCGGTGCCGGTGCCATCGAGCGCCGGAACGTAGACCGGCACAAGGCCGCTGATCGTGCCACCTGCCCCGCCGCCAACCGTGAAGTTAGCGTTCAGGTTGGAGTAGAGCGGCGCGTTGGTCCCCGACGCCTTCGCGTCGATGACTTCCGCCACCGCATCAGAGCTGAGCCACATCGTTGTGGGTCGCTGCTTCACGGCGATGGCGTTCGTCCACGCCTCACCGATCAGGAGGTCATCGAAATCGATGGTGCCGGTGCCGGTGCTGATGCCCGACGCAAGAAGCGCCGCGATGGCCTCAGCCTCGGCATTCTCGGCCACGGCCTCTGCGAGAAGCTGCAGATACAGCTCGAGGTACGAAGGATCGGACCGCTTCAGAAGCTGAAGGCTGATGTCCCCGCCGCCCGCGATGGTCAGCGCATCGAAACCGGTTGACGTGATGCTCGTCTCCGTGCTCGTGATGTCGTCCTTCTCATTCACCTGGACGCCGGCCGTGGGCCGCGTCGTGATGACAGGCACATTCAGCGTCATGCCGGCCGCAGGCGTCGGGATGCGCCGAGTGGAGCCGAGGAACGGCCGCCCCGTGTCGATGATCCCGATCAGCTCGGTCAAATGCGCTTCCGGCACCACACCGAGGTTGTCGGACGTGATGAGGTCGGCCATGACCCGCATTTCCTCGGCCGGGATGCGCTCGCCAGTGAGGGCAGCAAGCGCCGTCTTCATCCAACGGCCCGCACTCACGGACGGGTTATTGCGCTCGGGACTCGGCACGATGAAGGACGCTCGTGCGTTCTCCTCGACCTTGTCGAGCCGCTCGCCAAACTTGGCGAAGTGGTCATCGATGCTCCGCGTGAGCGGTGCGAGGTCGAGCGTGGGCGGCGTCGGCTCCGGGGCCGGCGGCGTCGGATCGGGTGTTTCGTTCACTGCTTCCTCCTGCGAACGGACTGCAAGTACCGTGGCCCGTTCGCCATAGGCCGGCTGGTACGTCAACGATGCCCCGGTCGCCTTGACACGGGTATGGACACGGACGCGGCGACCGCCGCGCTGAACGATGTTCGTGCCGTCAGGGAGCAACACGAATTCGGCCGACACGCCGCGCACGATGCCGTCTTCCGCGAGGGCGAGAAGATCGTCACCGGCCGCCGTGCGACCGACCTTGAAGACGGCGTGTGGGCCGTCGTCGGCCTCCCACACCCTGTTGGAGCGCCCGACCGCGTGACGGGTCATCTTCGGGCCGCCGTCCTGGCCGATGCCGAAGCGGGCTTCGTGCTCCATGCCCATCAGCATCAAGCCGTCGTTGGGCGTGTCCGCGAACGATCCGCGAGCGAACATCTCCTGGCCGTGGACGGTTTCGATGATCGTGTCCCACGGCAGCAGGCGCACTTCGATTTCACGCTTCGCAGCGTCCCGAACCTGGATGCTCGTGTCAGTCTCGACTTCGATGACTTGCGTCTCGTCAGTCATCGTCGGACTCGTCTTCGATGACGACTGGGGCCGGCGTTTCAGCTGGCTTCGCCTTCGGCGGCCGGCCGCGCTTCTTCGGCGCGGGAGCCTCAGCGACGACGGCTACGGGCCGCGTGCGCTTGCTCGGCACCCTCGGCGCTTCCGGCGTGTCGTCCACGATCCGCACGAAACGACGGCGACCATTGGGGAACGTCTGCCATTCGTATCGGACTGCCATAGAGAAAGACCTCCCTACCACGCTCTGGCGGACGTTTCCGCGTGGGGGAGGCCGACGATGGATCGGGACTGGTGACGGAGCACACGGCCCGTGGATATTCGGTTAGGTAGACGCGCCTGATGCCCTCAGACCCTAGATGGATAACGCGCCTACGGCGCTAGTGTGAGGCTACGCGGGAACCGCTGTCAATACAGGCTCGTGCACCTTGCCACACCGCGTACACGTGCCCACGAACGGCCCAGCCTCTGCGAGAAGCTTCCCACACGGCCGAATGATGCCCTTCAGGGTCCGTAGACCGTCACAGCGGACCGGAGTGGCACTACGCGTTTCGAAGCTGACAGCGGACGGAATGGCGGCAGGCTGCGCGAACGGGATCGGCGCATTCTCCACGTCACCGGGCAGGATGCCCTCTTTCTCCTTGGCCATCTCCGGTGTCAGCACACCGGACTTGATGCCGAGGTCGTAGACCTCGTATCGGGTCTTCATGTCGGGCCGCTCCAGCGCATCGATGTTGAACCGCGCGACCGTGGAACGGGTCAGAAGATCGGACATCTCCTGCTCGATCTCCTCCAGGAAGTACGGCCACAGGCCGCCCCGAACCCACTTGGTGAATTCACCCTCTAGGTTCTGATACGTCAGCGAGCTTCCCGGCGTCTGATAGTCGAGCAACGATCCGGGGATGCCGAACATGCGGCCCGCTTCGCCGTTCTGGTAGTCGCGTGCAGCGAGCATCTGCACCCGCGATACGTCTGGTTCGTGTTGGGTGATGGAGTCAATGCCCGCGTCAATCACTTTCGGTACGTTATTCGGGCGGTCGGTCCACTGTGCGCGAAGCTCGTCGGCCTCAGACAGGCCCGACGTGGGGTCAAGCGTCGGTGACAGTGAGCCGGCCGCCTTGATGACCGTGGACGGGTAGCCGCCATCGGCGTAGAAGTTGGCGGCGAAGCTCTGGGACTCGACCGCGACGGAGATAGCCGCCCCGCACAGCTGCAGCGGGCCGACGCCGCGCCACTCGCCGTCCTTCTGGACGAACGGAAGGTGGCGGAAGTCTTCGCGGTCCACGTGGCGCATGTTGGCCGGCGTCGGACTGATCGTCGTGAGGCCCCGCCACGTGATGTCAGGGAAGCGGGCATCGTCGGGGTTGTCCTGGGTGAAGACCTCGACCGGATTGAGGTTGACGAGCGACAGCGCCTGGCCGTCCGTGTCCCGCTTGGCGACCCACCACCACCCTTCCCCACGCGTCGCCATGTTCCAGCCGGTGTCGCGGAAGAACGCGCGGGGCTTGCGGAACGGATCGGGCCGGACCATGACCCTCGGCCGATCCTCCGGTGCCATCAATGCACCGTTGCGGTAGGCGTTGAGGCTCAGCGAGCCGATGGTCGTTGAGATGAGCGTGACCGCGCGGAAGATGCTCGGCACGCTCAACGCGTCGTTGACACTCTGCAGCGGCCAGATGCCCGGAGGCCGAAGCCGTGCGATGAGGTCGTCGATGCTATCCCCGGAGCGGGTCTGCGGGGCCGGCTCATTGAGCCGGAACATCTCCTTGAGGAATGAGGTGACGGACATCCTAGTAAATCCTCGCTCTAGCGGTGGACGGCCCAGACGCGAGCCATACGGCACGGATCGCCGCGAGGGCAGCGGGGATCGGGTGGTCATCGGACATGCGGACGGCCTGGAAGTGGCCGGTGTCGTCGTGATCCTTGCGGGCCGTCCATGCAAGGTCATCGGTCACGGCCTCGCAGTCCTGCCAGTGGATGCGGCCGGCGTTCACGAGGTTGACGAATTGGGCCGACGCGTTGGCGTACTCGGTGCCACTGATCTTGACGGGCTTGCGAAGATGCTTGGCGAGCTCGGCGTCCGTCAAGGGGTCCATCCCGACCTTCACGGCGCCGAGTCTCTTCGCGTGCGCGTCGATCGCTTCGCCAAGGGCCTTGATATCGATGGGCCTGCCTACGGCATCCTCGATGAGGCGCAGTGCTATCGTGCCGTCCGGCTCCTGCCACGCGAGCGCGGCAGCCGCCCTCGTGCCGTCTGGGGTCATCGAGACGGCCATGACCGGCGACCTCGGACCTCCCACGGGTCGCCGGCATTGCGTCCACGCGAATTCGTCCACCAAGCGCTCGCGGACGGATGGGACCCAGCGGCACAGGTTCTCCGTTTCGAAGATGGCCATCGTGCCAGACAGCTTGCTCGACGTGTACGAGCTCTGAAGCTCGGCCATCACGGACGGGAAGTGGCCGATGGCGGGGTTGGCCTCGGCCCATCCCTCGACGTCGCCGGCGTCGCGCTCCGGTGATGCGGACCACTCTAGGTAGGCCAGCGACGGATCGGCATCGGCCCTAGACCGGATGGCGTTCAAGACGACGCTGTTGTCGTGGCCGGCGTTGCTGAGGTAGACCGTCTGCGGGTCGGTGGACATCATCAGGGTGGGCTTGGCGGCCTCGATGACTTCCCACGTTTCCATCTCGCGGAGTTCGTCGATGATCACAATGTCATTGGACAGGCCACGAGCGCCACCACGGCCAGCTGCGGCGATGCGGTACACGCCGCCGTTGGTCAGGACAATCTCCTCGGAGCCCTGGGCGAAACGTGGCCAGATGGTGCGGCCTCGGCGCTTCGGCAGTAGATCGGGCTCGTTGGACAGGACGTCGGCGATCATGCCGAACATGGCGCGCGGAAGCTCGCGGGTCTGGGCGATGTGGACGATACGCTTGCCTTCACGAAGGGCCTTGACGATGTACGGCTTCATCAGTGTCGTCTTGCCGTTCTGCCTGGCCACGACGATGGCGACTTCACGGTACAGGTGGCGGCCGTCCGGTCCCTTCGCCGTGAGATAGCGGGCGGCGTGCTCCTGCCACGGCATCAGACCGATGCCGACGGACTCCGCTGCTAGACGGAAGCCGGCGACATCGGACCGAGCCGGCCGGGGAGGGGCGATACGCGGCGACGCGTGGCCGATGATCGGCGTCGGCGTGCGCTCCGCGATCATTGGGCCTTCGCTGCGATCCTGAGGCACGTTTCGCACGAGGGGTCGTCTCCGAAGCCATCCCTAGTCGGGCCGAATGCCTTGCGACCGCACAGCGTGATGGCGCGACCGGGGACGCGGGTGAAGGTGCGGACGATATGCCAGCTGCGAATGCGGATGTACACGGTTATTCCCTCGTGTAATCACGTTTCAGGGGATTTCCAGTGGGGAATTCCCTGTCATGACGGTTGGGGGGCTCTTTTCGGGGGCGTATATGCGCGACAG